TATATTAGCTACTTTAGACCTAACTGCTGCCCTAGCCGAGGAGGGCATGTCATATAATGAAGAAGCATTCTGGTTGAGAGATCTCATGTACTCTCTAGCTTCCTGGAACGATAGCCGAGGATTTTTCTCTATCTTGTCCATCAAAGGTTGAAGCTGCTGTCGTATGAAAGCCTTATCTGCTGTGTCTCCTAGAGATTTAGCCCATCTCATCTCGGCTGATAAAGCTCTTCTAAGAGTACTGGCGTTGCCTTTGTAAGTCGCCGGGAGTCTATTGACCTCGTCATAGTGAGCCTTAGCTAGATTCTTTCCAAGACCCGGATTAATCATGCTTGTGATTATCTGAGCACCCACCTTAGCGTACTCTTGCCCTTCCTCACCATATCCAAGCCTCTTTGCCACCTCTTTTGAGCCTTGCCCTGCCCCAACAACTCCAGCTATCCTGAGCGCGTTTGTCATAGCCGAGGTTCCACCAGATGCTAGCATCGGCAAACCTACCCTGACGGTATCCTGAACGATTTCATCAGCCCTGGCTTGCCCTGGTGTTTGTGGCCGGTAATACTCTCCTGTATACTTTTCATGAAATTTCTTGATGTCTTCTGAGGTCGGCAACACGCTTGCAGCACCAGTAAGAGCTTCTTCGGGCACTTCCTTCCCTGTTACAGCTTGTATCCCCTTGGATACATAATGTCCTAGGGGAGCGACTAAACTTTGAACCATCTCACCTGGCATACCGCCTAGGGCTTCAGCTGCCCTCATGCTCGCTCTCTCAAAATGCCCTGCTCTAGCTTCTTCTTTCCAGGCGTTAGGATCTTCTATCTTTGCCATGCCCTGATCTTGAGTTAACGGCCTAGCGTTTGCAAGCGACTTGGCAAATTCCAGCATGCTCTTAGGTTGTTCAATTGTCGGAGTCTGCCCAGGTTGTCCAGGTTGTCCAGGTTGTTCAGCTTGAGGGGCTTCTTGTCGTGGAGCTGAGACAGACTTTGCGAATTCCAGCATGTTCTTAGGCTGCATTTCATTACTCCGGTGGTGTCATTTGAGGTTCAAACTTATATCCAAGCCTCTTGGCTTTCTCTACGGCCTTCTCTGGGTCTCCTCCTACTCTGTCGACGATAGCCTTCATTCTCCGCTGCGTGATCGGCGTCCATCCTGGCACACTAGCTTTGTAAAAAGCCTGGTCAAACAACGCCTCGTCGCTTAGGTCTTTCTCGGCAGACTCCTGAGCCTTATAAGCTGTGTACGAAACATTTTTTTCAACCCAGGGCTTCATCTCTTTATCAAGCTCCCTCCTAAACTTACCGGGGTTCATAGGTTTAGAGCTCTTACTGTACTTCTCCGCAAGCTTGTCTGCCAATTCAGCCTCTTTCTCATCATGCCTAATTTCAGCCTCTTGGAAGTCTATGATCGCCCTAGCTGTCTCTTTCTTCATGCCTGGAGAAGCTTGCGCGCCTTTTGCCAACTTCTCAATGAACTGGTTAGCCCTTCCTCCCATACGATCAACAAGACTTCCGACGCCTTCCTTGCCTAGGTAGTTTAATACCCCGCTTTCTGGTGTAAGTCCTGGTAGAATCCCATTTCCGGACAGGAATTGCCAGTATCCTTCAGTTTGACCAGACTCTACAGCCTGCCGAGCTGCCGCTAATTGAGGTTTTAGTCTCGAGTTCTTGGACTCTCTATCTGCGATAGGATTGACCACATCCTCAATCTGCTTCCTGTTGAGGTCAAATACTTCCTTGTGTCTTTTGTAAAGTTTCTCTTCTTGACCAGACTCAAAAGTTTTCTGTTGAATATCAGCTGATCTCTCCCGCTGCTCTAGGTTCCCTTCTTGCACTAGCTTGGCTCTATTCTTATCGTAAATATCTTTTGCCTGCTTAAAAGCTGCGGCTGCCCCTGGTTCATCAGATTTAAGTTTTAGCTGCTGTTGCACCATGCCCCAGTTTTTTTCTAGATTGTCAAGTTTCTGCCTGGCTGTTAATCTAGAGATTTCTTGACCTGGTACGCTCTGCCGTGCTTGATGTGCTGCATATGGTGGCTGTTGAGCCTGAGTGTATGGTGGTACACCTTCTGTCGTCCTTCCGAGAGACTGGTCGTTCAGCATCGGAGCTTGTTGGGGTGACAGGGTTCTTGCCGCTGGTGCGGGTGTGGTTACATTCCCTTCCGTGCTCGCATCTGGTGACAAGAGACTGCTAAGGTTTGAAAGCTGCTTGGCAGCTCCTTGCTCTTCTTTAAGCTTCATAGCAGCCATTACATAATCAGTGGGCAAATCTCCTACTTGATCAATCATATCCTCTCTTCCCAGAGCCTTCAGAAGCTGCGAGTTCCTGTTCCTGTTTGCCCTTGACTCGTACATCGTCTGTACAGCCATGTTGAGGCCTTGGCTCATTCCCTGGCCTAATCCAGCTCCTAAAGCCTCTCCGAGGCTAGGGGCTCTTTGCATTTGAACTATCTGTACCATGAAATCCCCTTAGAATCCGAAGAGTTTACCAGCCAAACTTGCTATGCCGAAGCCTGCTGCCTGCCCCAATCCGCTACCTATTCCACCCATAGCTGCCTGAGCGACACCTGGCGAGCCTCCGAAGGCTTGATACCCCCACGGCGCGGTGCTTAGTCCAAGCTGAGTCCTGCCTAGGGTTAGTCCTTGTTGCTGCAACGCCTGTTGGAAAGGCATTTCAGCGTAGCCTAGACCCATTTGAGCGGCTCCCATGCCTAAGTTAGCTCTCATAGCTGCCAATCTTTCTGCTAGGCTGCCTGCTTGCTGCCCCATAGTCTGGTTAAATGCACTTGAAGACTGCGCCCCCATGCCTGAAAACCTCTCTGCTATGCCGGGCACAATCTCTTCTTGAAATTGTCGCATGGCAGGCTCTTCAAACTGCGCCATCATCTCAGGATCTTGGGAGAGGATAGAGGATAGGTAGGACTTGCCCTCTTTGAAGAGAGGCTCTTTCTTGATGCTAGGAAGGTCTATTTCTAGATGCTTCAGCAAGTCTTTCAAAACATCTTTTTGTCTACTGTTAAGTGTCTCAAACTTTTTTAACGAAGGCTTTGTGCCTGATATTCCCATACTGTAACCTTTTTATTAATGTTAACAGTAAACATTTTATTTTACCTAAAATATTCCAAGATGACTTTTCCCGAGGTTATGTTGGGCGAGGCTGCGCCGTTGATGATTTCAACAATTGTTGCTGTCACTCGTATAGATATTTGTTGATTTAATGCTACTGTAGACGAGAAAGGGATCGGTCTGAAGTCGACAACATCAGTGATGCACGTCCCTTCAATCCTCACGAACTCTGTAGGCGATGGTATGTTGTGGTTGATGTTAAGCGTCGCGCCTGTTGCAATAGCCCCGAAGTAAAGACATTTTCTCAAAGACTGCTGCTTCCTGTTGTTTGTGCCTGCTATTGAAAACTGCGCACCCGTAACGGTCTCCTGCTCATCCTGGTATAGGGCAATCTCCCGCACATTCACAGCGTTGGCAACTAGTGTATGCACATCTGTGAGCTTAGTAAGCAGATCGTCTTGATCCTCTGGATACACTTCAGTTGTTGGTACATACGCAGACTTTGAATTGTATGGCTGGTAGGTCATTGCACGAGCCTTGAGTTTGAGGATATGTACATGGCAATTGCGTGTAGTACAACATCAGACGAGGCGATGGTTAAATCAGCATTTTGAGCAGGCGACATTGAAAGAAATAGTTGATAATTTTGCACTATAGTATTTATAAACCTTCGATGCCAGATCTTCATCTGGTTTACCTGCATAGGGACTAACGCTGCGTTCTCCGGTTTTGTCCAAACGTTGCCATCCCCTGGCACGCAGGGGTTAAGTACAGGGTCGGTCATCGAGATGTTGTTGTTTTCGTTGACGAATACATCAAACTTCAACTCGCCATTTACCGTCCTGTCGAAGAGGAAGTCCACCCTATGCAATCTACATTGCTGGGCTGAGTTGTAGTAGGGGGCAAAAACTTTAGTTGCTATTTTTATATTGTTAATTTTTGTCAATGTACCATTTCCTAGGTACACAGACGTTGCGTCCAAGAGGCCGGTAACCAGAGGATTAAGAAAGGTCTTTATTGTGGTGTCGAAGTAAAGTAAGTTTATGGTATTAGGATCGCCTGCATTTGGCACTTGAACCATGTAAGTGCTAGAATTGAGGTTCGAAGCTGGCAATGCTCCGCTGCCTACTACATCGTTGATCTGGACTATATCTCCAGGCTGTAGATTATTCTGAGGGACTGTGAAGGTTATAGGATCTGTTGTGAAGTCAATTGCCTTGATATAGAGAGAAGCGTCGTTGATAGTCTTCTGGCTAAGGATTTCTACAAACCCGTGTTGTGTCCCACCAACTACAGAGGGGAAAAGGCTTTGAAAGACTCCGGCACTCCAAGGCGTGTCCCACTCTGCCCATGTAAAGTCTGTAAGCTCTGCCCAAGTTAGATCATGCTTCCTCTGGAAGTATCCAAAGCAAGTCATGCTATCGTTGAATATGCTGTACGTGTTATTTCTGTAGTTGAAAGCGAGGATCTTGTTGGGGTATACGATACTGTCTGTCTGGGGAAGAGTCCAGTAGCACATTTCATTAGCTAAATCCCTTATACCATGTATCCTCAAGGCTCCAGCATCGTCATTGTTAGCGTTGAAGATAGCATCTGGTATCTGTATGTCAATCCTCTGCACATCTGTACTATCGTCTGTGGTCAACCCATAACTTGAGACGGCAAAGACCCCTCTGTCAAAGGGCACCAGGCTAAACTTGCTCTTAGCTCCCAACACTGTATTAATCTTTTGAAATACAAAGGGCAGAAGCTCATTGCCTGTGTAAACAACTTTCCATGACGATCGTTCAAACTTTACAATCAACGTGTCTTTGATAAACTCCGCGCCTACTATCACCTCGCTCGTTGGAGCGTCTATGTAGATACCATGACCTGTCATATCATCTCTAAAGGCTGCAGCGTTTAAAGGGTCTCCATTCCAGCTAGCTCTTAGACGTTGAGGGTAGTTGATAGCTGTGCCTATAGCCGTCCCTTCCCAGGTGTTTAGGAAAAGAAGTCTATCTTTGTAAGGGATAACGATTTCAGCATTGTACAGGTTGTTAGCTGCCGTCACCGCGGGAGAGAAAGTATTCCAAGTAGCAGTATCATAGTACCTTATAGGATCTGGGGATACCCCCATATTGTTGTTGACAGTCCAGAACAGGTTTTGCTTAGCCCCTGCAACTGTCGCTGTGTAGTAATTGGTAGACCAGAAGAAGTCGGAGTTCGTCCCATGCCACACCGTCGGGGCTGTAGAAGCTAGCTCCTCGAATTGAGTTGTCGCTGGGTTGTATTTGTAGGCATATTTCATGTCAAAGGCTATCATATCCTCGTTGTTATTAGCCTTTAACTCCTGAGTTCGCAGACCCATGACCGGAAGTCCTGGGTAGTAAGCCATCGAAATGGTAGCCGCGCTAGCTGCAACCGCTCCACTGAAGGTCAAAGTAAGGTCGCCAGTGGCATAGTTCAGGGAAGCCGCCGTAATCACGCCAGGCGGGGCGATCGTTAAAGTCCCTGTACCTGTACCATCTGTCAACGTTTGAGCGATTGCACCCCCGATTGCGATCGAAATAGGGGCTATTGCAGACCCAGGTTGAATCTGGGCATTAGGTTCAGTGGCTGCTAAGCTTAAAAGAGTGAAGATATTGTAAACAACGACACCAGCCCCGGCAGCCGAGAAGTTGCCTAAGGCAGCTGTAGTAAGAATTCTCCTGAGTCTTCCTAACAACGCATAACCTCGCCTCTTCCTAACCTTTCCTCTAAAGCAATAAGCATCTTCCAGAGTGGTGAAAGCCTTCTCTGGTATCAAGAAAGGTTCGTAGTAGGTGTTCAGCCCGCTATCTTGCTCAAAAGAGGCTATGTAATAGGGCGTTGTCATAATGAAGAGCCTGTTATTTTCAAAAGATAGGTATTCGCGCCGCCAGTGTTTTTCATTCTTAACTTAGCACCGTTGGTGTCAAAGTATGTCCACGTGCTGCCAGCCACTAACTGAGCTGAAGTTGGAGGTACTTGGAGTACGCCACCCTTCCAGGTGAACATGGTGAATATAGACTTCCCGCCTGAGTTAGCGTCCATCACTTGAATCGTGCCCATCTGAGGGATCATTGGTAACACTGAGAAGTCAAAGATGGTATGCAACCCGTTGGCGATGACACCTGTGGCGGTAGTGATGATAGGTATGCTATAAAGCTGCGTCGAGCTGTGGTATTGAAGATAGGGATTGCCTGCGAGTGTAAGAGCTTGAGCAAGAATAACATCGGTGCCTGCCGGTACGACGCCCAACGAGCGAATAAGAGTCACGAACTTATGCTTCCCGTTGTCA